AAGAGAGGACAGGAATCAAACCCGCATTATATCAACTCTGATTTAGAATTGACGGCCTACCAATATACCACACACTCTCTCATTCTTCCCTAAATATCCCATCCGTAAACGCACGATCAAAACTCCAATTCACTTGTTTCACTCTCCACTTGAGTTTCTGCTTCAATGAATTACGTCGAAGCGGATCATCGGGAATCACGACTTTATAATGTTTCATCCAATTATCAATACTCTTTTTAATCCCGTCTTCATTAACAAGATACGTCCTCCGTGCAACATTCGTATTAAGGTATCCCGGCTTCTTGATCCACATATGCTGTGAATCAGGATAACGATACCTGCGAGTGTAAAAAGCACTGAACGATATTCCTATTTCTTGCGCCCACTCGATATCAGTCTGCGTCCGGTCGAATATTGTAACGTTGATGATCGGTTTTATTTTTGACATTGTATTTGGATGTTGGCTGGGAAGGTAGGATTTGAACCCACGACCAAGGCGCTCAAAACGCCGTGCGCTACCAGACTGCGCCACTTCCCAACATATTGGCGGCTCTAGGGAGTTTCGATCTCCCGACACCGGATTGACAGTCCAGCATTTTCCCGATTAAACTATAGAGCCATTGTTTTTAAAAACCCCAACTCACCAGCTTTGAGGATCACTACCGGGTTATACCACCCTTAACCTTGACCAAAGATTCAATGAAGGTTTAATCTTTCGATGTTTGAACTCTAAATTATAAAGTTTAACCTTTGAACTCTTAACTTTCAGCTTTGACAAATAAGCTTTAAAGTTGTTCCCACACCGGGGAGTTTTCTTGATTTCAAGTCAAGTGCGTCTACCATTCCGCCAGTCCCCCATATTAGACAACGTATGGTGGGGGACTCAGGATTCGAACCTGAATAAACTTTTTGTCTGATATTTTACCGGTTTCAGTTCCGGGGTATAAGTTGCAGTTTTCGGTGAGTCAGGGTTTCATTTCCTAAATTTGAATTTTAGTGGTTGCGTTAGACTCTGACAACGCATAATCAACATCATTCATGAAACGGTCGATTGTTTCGTCCAACTTTTTGATTCGCTGTTCGAGTTGCAACGGGTCAACCATTTTCAACTCATTATCCTCACGAAACGGAGCCGCAATCCGATCATAATCTGCTTTGTCAAGCACACGCTCTGCTGATACGTTTTGTTTCAGCATCTCAGAAATTTGGTTTTTCAGACTTGCGTCAGTATTATCAATATGCTTTCGAACGTGGGTAAATTCCCCTTGCATCTTTCCAAGTAACGCCCGGTCAAGTTCAATAGACCGTTTTCGTTCAATCGCTTCGATCACAACAAATGTTTCATTTCCAATTGTGACGGTTTGTGTGGCGTTGGATACCAAGATTGCGGTTTTGATTTTGTTACGTCTCGCGATCAGATCCACAATGGAATCATAATCCGCTTTTGCATTCTTTTCAAAAACGTCCCGTGCTGTGTGACCCCTCCACAATTTTTTATTCTTTTCCTGATATGCATCGATGAAAACCGCGCCTTGTGTTTGTTTTGCGATTCGAGCGTCCAAAAGTTTGATCTCTTTGAGTGCTCGGCCTACTGTCATTTCGTCCATGTGTCCTTTAAAGTTTAAGTTTTAATGATTTATTTTGTGATCGACTGATGTTACCAACATGCCCCAACTCAGATAAACTGTCAACAATTATTATACATCCTATCCAACGTCAACCAAGACTCAAACCCGTAAGTTTCTGTAATATAAAAACATATTGACAAAATCTGACCGTCCGATAATATGAAAAGCATATACTTAAAACAAACCCCTTGACCGTAAAAAATGAACAGATCACAGACCATCGGCAACGGCAAAAACAAAGACCTTATTAAAAAACTACAAGCCACGGATAAACACCAAGGCTCCGATTTGTCCGGTGAAATGCTGTTCAATATTCCCCTCTCCAAAAAAGACTTCTCCAAATCCAATTTTAAAAACGCCAGTCTATCCGGTTCCGATCTATCAAATTGCAATCTATCAAGCACCGATCTAACCGGTACAGATTTAACAGCTACTCACTTGCGGTTTACGGATCTCACAGGTGCAAAGCGAAACGGTTCACAAATCATAAAACGCGCAACCGTATCGATTGATGATCAGCACCACTACGCGTTTCTGTGTAAATCGAAAGCAGGAAAAACAGTCCTCATAAATGAGAATAACAAACAAGAATACGAGTTCAAACGGGGCAACAGTACAGTGATTGGCGCAATGTTATATAATCTTTTGATGATGGGGTAGAGTTATGGGTGGACCGGGAAGTGGGCCAAAGAAAGGAGCAAGCAGGCAGAGGCAGAAAGATATAAGCCAATTGAGAAAGGATAAAAAACTTGCCACAGAAGTACAGACGGGAACGGGGTTTGGAGGGTTCATCATGAGGGGGCAGTTTGTAGGGGGCGAAAAAGAAAAAAGAAAATTCGCTAAGAGCGTAGTAAAAAAGGTGTCACAAGGACGCGCCAAAGTTGGGGTGTCGGGTAAAGGCAAAGCGGTAACTACAAAACATCGCATGTAATGCCTAAAAAACCAAAGTCATCCAAATCATGGGCCAAGTTCCCAAAACAGATGGCAATTGATTACCACCGACAGATAAAACCTGTCACGACGCGAATTAGACAAGAGTACCAAAAAACAGTTGAACCCGAATTAAAAAAGCTACTTGAATTTGAACACGTAGAAGATGCAAACGTGTCAATGGATGATTCAGTCACCGAAAAAATAGGTAAGATATTTAGACGGTTCAGGATCAATTATTACGGGCAAGAATACCCAATAGACGGTGATCCGAAAACCGCGAATTTCAGACGTAAAATAGAGCTTCAAGTTGAACGATCAGCAAAAGCATTAGCTGTATTTCATAAAAAACGGTTTAGCCAAAACTCTAATTTTGTGATTCAAGTCGATCCGCTGAAATCGGAACCATGGTTAAAAGGCTATCTGCAAGATTGGACGATGCAGAATGTAACGTTGATCAAAGATATTCCGATTAGAACGTTTGACACTCTTGAACAGCAGGTCGCAACTTCTGTATTGCGCGGGGACAGTCAAACGTTTTTGAAAGAACAGATTGCTAAAACGTTGAATGTTTCAGACACAAGAGCGCGATTGATTGCCCGTGATCAGACCAACAAACTATATGGCGGGTTAACTGCTTTACGAGCGAAGTTCAATGAATGGCCGTTTTATGAATGGGATACGTCAGATGATGAACGGGTTCGAGAGGATCACAAACGGCTTGATGGTAAAATATTCAGCTTCAACTCTTCGGAATGGCCGGTAATCGATACAAGAACTAACGAAAAAGGAATACCGGGTTCAGGAATTCAGTGCAGATGTATCGCACTTATAATATTTGACAAAAGCATAATTTCAAGACTCAAAAAACAACCGGACGGCTCTTACGCTGTCCCAACGATAACCGCCGCCTAACGTGGGGTAAAAATGATTAAAACGAAAATTACAGTCAGAAACATTACGGCGGATTATCCTTTTTCCGGTGATCCCGCAAAAACATGGTTCTGTGAAATCATTGATTCTAATTTGGGAACCGATGGAAACCCAACGATCAATTACGTGAGCAATGGTCGGGTGAACCTGACCTGCTTACCGCGACACTTGAACAGCACGCTTGACGTTGTGTTCCATGAAGATTACGAAAAAGCTGAAGTCACAACTATGGAACAGACCGCAATGGTCACAGAAGGAATGTCCCCGGCGATGCTTTCCGCACTTGCGAAAGTGTCAACCGTTTCCAAAAAAGTTGCGGCGGGTTTCGTGGGGTTAATCGCCCTCAGTTTTGTATTTGCGTTTGTGAATTACTTCACGGATTTGACCGGGTTTCTTGATTCATATCAGAAGTACAACGCGGCAAATGGTGCAAAGATTGTAGATAGCACCGTCAAGCGAGTGGTGAAACATGTTTCCACAGATGTTGACGCTTTTTACAATTCCCCCGGAATCAAGGAAATCAACAGACGCGAAGAAGTCAATATTGAAAAGCTGTTCACCCTCGCGAACGATGGCGTATATATTATGCGTGATGTGTTCAAGAATGAAGACGGTGAGATATTAGCCTTTGAATATGACGACGCGGAAGACCGATGTGAGGATTTAGGCGGTTCAGTTCCTACGGCTCAGATCCACGAAGATTACATCATGAACACCATGTATATGAAAATCGCAATGGTATCCGGTGTTCCCGAATGGACAAGCACAAGCCGTGGGGCATTTAGCGATGACTACATTATCAATCAAAAAGCGGGTGATGCACCGGATAACAGCTACACGCGAAACGGTACATTATACGGTGACGACGGTGATGTTTTAACCGCCGCACGATGTATGATTGACAGTGCCGATTTCATTGAAGAAAAAGAGACAGACGATGCAAAAGATTAAATACGAATTGTTGAGAATATACCGCGATCCGCGCGAAATTCACAGGGTATGCGGGGCAATCTTGATGGCGGCAATCACAAGTCAGCTTGTTTTCTTGTGGTCGGCGAATCCCAAAGGTGTACCCGTGACTTACGAACAGTGGATCTCGATTGCTCTCATGGGCACATTATATATAGGCGGCATTCTTTGGGTACTGCTTTCAAATCCGTTGAACTTTGATTTGAGTATCCGTTTCTTTTGGGGCGCGGCTCTCTCCGTATTAGGACACAGGGTGATCATCGGAGCAGAACAATTAGGGAGTTGGTACTTTACACTTGTGGCTTTACTCTCAATTGCAATGCTCATGGTCTTCGTGATCACAGGTAAGACAAAAAACGAACTTAAAGTGTGGTTTTCAATAAATCAAACTGAAAATAAAAATGCTCAAACGAATTATCCTGTTATCGGGAATAGTACTGACAGCAATCAACACAACGTGGGCGGAAGCAATATCAATTGATCCATCTGCAATTATGGATTCTTGGCACAGTGCCAACCACTGGGAAGGGATTTTATCCGGTGGGATTACAACAGCGTTGATTGCGTCACTGTGGAAAATTAAACCCACACCAAGTCCCGTGATGAATCGGGCAAGGGCATTTGTGATGTACTTCGCGTGTTTTATCGCCTTTGCATTTTTCACAGCGGAATACGGTAAAGTGTTTTCAGTCGCAATTGAAGTAGTTTTTGAAACCATAATGGACCTATTTTAGATGAAAGATTTACTGATCAATCCCTACAGCTTTGACGCGTATAAAGTCACCCGTGATTCACAAGGGAGGGCACTTGTTGACGCTAAAATCATGAAAGTGGGCCGTTTAAAATACGACGACGGGCAAGGTGGCACGTTCTATGGGAACATCACCCTCGCTGAACTCAAAAAAGCCGCAAAAACCGCGAACCTTAAACCCGTCACAATTAAACATCCCCCCGGCCTCGTAAAACCTTCTGACGTGACCAAATACCAAGAAGGGTTTTCAGCGGATGGATTTAAAGTAGAAGAACGGGACGGTGAACAATGGCTCGTTGGACGGTTGGTATTACAATCTGAAAAAGCAATCGAAACCGCTGAAAGCGGGAAGTTTGGAATCTCCGCAGGATACAATCGAAAAGCAGTCAGAACAAACGAAAAAGGAGTATTTGACTTTATAAACATCGATATCAATCACACCGCAATCGGGGTAGATAACCCGAGAGCAGAAGGGGCAGGTCTTAGCCTCGACGAAGCGAGTAATACGACCGGCAAGGTCTATTCATTCGCAGAACAGCAACCCCCAAAACAAAGGGAAATTATGAAACTAAAAAGGACACAGAATGCTGTATCCGTCGGGTCTTTTTCCATGGACGAAGCCCCTATCGAATATGAGCAGGAGTCAGAAAACGCCATTGATAAAATGGTGGACCGCGAATCGCAACTTGTGGGCGCTTTAACTGCGGCACAAACATCCCTTGATGAAGCAACCACGGATACAGAGAAACAAGTCGGTGATCTGTCAGGTGAGAACAAAGGTCTGAAATCTCAGATTGAAGAACTCGAAACGAAGATGAAAGGCATGATTTCGATGGACGACATTGAAGGACGTGTTAAAGAGTTGTCTGATATTCAAGCGGTGGCCACACTTCACAAAATTGATGTCAAATTTGCAACACCTTTCGACGGTAAGAAATCCATTGTTGAAAAAGTGTATTCCGGGCAGTCGTTTGATGACTCCGAAATTGAAGGGGCGTACAAAACAATTCAGACGAATGAGAAGGATACGGCTGAACGTTTGAAGTCAAAAAAAGCCCTTGAAAACCATAACGTTGTGAGCATGGATGATCGAAAGGTTGGTATTTCGAAAGTTGATATCTCTGCTTTAAAACGTCAAACCAAAAAAGCATAGGAGAAATCATGGGACAAGCATCAACATCTCGGAACATCACGCAACGAGTCGCCGGTCGTCAAGTCGATTACGACGCGCAAGCGTTTTCTGATGTGATCACACGTCGGAACGAAGACGCCGTTGCAGTATTCCCCGGACGGTTTGTGATCAACGGAAGTACTGATCAAGTGGCCTTGATTCAGGACTCCGGAGCCGTACTCGGCGCAACAGAATTTTATCACGGTTTGGCCGTGGACAATGAAACCCGTGAACGAACAGCGGGAAGTCTTGCAACAGACGGATACGTTCAAAACGCGCTGATTCCGATTGCAAAATCAGGTCGGTGGTATGTTGAAACCGAAGAAGCAGTCGTTGAAGGCGATCAAGTGTTCGTCCGTTATGTAGCCGGTGCCGGTGGGACTGTTATCGGACTCGCACGAACTGACGTTGATACAGCAAGCGCGGAAGGCGTCAACGCCAAATTCGCAGAAACAACAACCGCATCCGGTTTGGCTGCGGTTGAACTTAATCTAGCCCAAGTATAGGAGAATGACATGGGACAATTAGCACAAGATACAATCAGACTTTTGAGAGAAAGCCCGCTGTATCGACGTGAGGCCGGTGTCGTCTCGATGGATGATACGCGGGTGGGAACGATTGAAGATGCAATCACAAGAATCGAAATGGAATTTGCGAACATTGATTCTACTCAGTTTTCCCGTGATGACATCCTGAACGGTGGTGCAGAGCTGAAACCGGATGTACAAATCGCATCTATGGATGACGTGTCACGGTTCACATCTAGACAGTTGGAAGACTTCGACTTGACATTGCGCGAAGTGGAATACGGGGACATTGACATTTTAAAACATCTCCAAAGCACTTCAATCCCTGTGGGTCCGACTCAGCATACATTCTTTTTGAATGATCTGAAAGGGAAATACAAGCGTATCACAGGTTCAGCGCGTGACTTGCCTGTTTCGTCTGTGTCCGGTCAGGAACACACCATCAAGATTGAAATGGGTGGTGGTTCGTTGGAATGGAATCAGCAGGAAATGGATTCCGCGAATTATGCGGGTGTCCCTCTGGAAATGGAAAAAGTACGAGCGGTCAAACGTGCGTATCTTGAAGACATCCGGGATATTACCGTGTTCGGTAATGATAATCTTGACGGTTTGATGTCCACGGATATCGATGAAGCGGTTGTGGTTGACTCCGTAGATGATCCCAATAGTGTTGGAGCGGGTGCATCTCTGAAATATTGGATCAACAAAACCGGTCGTGAGATCATTAAAGATATCACAAGCGCAAGAACCGCGATTCATACGGGCACTGAAGGACGTTGGGGTGGACCATTGTTCCCAACTCAGCTTGAAGGAAGTTCGGCAACATTTACGCTGACTTTACCATTGAGCGCGTTTAACGCATTGATGGAAACATACATGCTGACCTCTTCGGGTGGAACGAGTCAAACAACCTTAAACTATTTGACCTCGATTGACGGTCAAATTGCAACGGCAGTTACCAACATTGTCGTGGTCCTTGATTTTGATACCGCGTTCAATAGTGCCACGGCTGCCGGTTTCATGTTGACACCCAACGACTCGAATGCATACAGTTTCGTTAAACCGTTGGACTTGACCCCTCGCCCGGTACAATTTCAAGGTCTGTCAATGATCATTCCGTATTATGATTATTTCGCAGGTCTTAAACTGATTCGTAACAAAGCGTTAGTCAGACGCTACGGAATCCAAGCATAGGAGGGTAAATGGCTGATGTAATGCTACAATCCCATGCTAATGGCGATTGGGGTTATGAAATCGGGGACGGTGCGAAAAAGCAGATGTATTTTGTGAAGTTGGGAATCCAAACGATTCCTGAATCTCACATGAAAATCATCAAGAAAGACCCCGGATATCAGGCCCGCGTTAAAAAGGGTCTGTTTAAGGAACTGAAACCCGCTGAGATTAAGAAACAAGCCAAAGCTGAAGCGAAAACATCCGCAACGGAAAAAGAACTTGCTGATTATCAAAAAGAGATCGTGGCTGAAAAAGCTGAGTTGGTCAAGAATCATGAAACCCAACTCAAAACTTTGAGAGCTGATTTTGAAAAGCGGATTCAAACGGCAACAGAATCACGAGCAATGGCTGAAACACAAGTCAAAGCTCTCAACTCTGAAAAGCTGGAATTAACCGGACGTTTGGCCGGGGTTCCCGATTCGATTAAAACCGAAGTTAAAAAAGTGCAAGACGCTTCTAATTCTGAAAAAGCTGAACTCAATAAAACGATTACAGCCCAAAAGAAGGAAATCGAAGCACTGAAAACACAATTGAAATAATAAAGCATGACTACCTATTTTGAATTGCCTCTTTGGATTGAGTGGGAAGACGTAATACTTCGAGCGGAATATTTCCGTTCTGATTTAGAAGCGTTCACCCAAAATGCACAAGACTCAGTTCTACAATGGGTTCATGATCAATTGTTTCTTGAAGCAGACCGGGGGGTATCCATTGTGTTTAAAGATTCGACGACAGGTGGTTCCCCCGGTAGTTCACAATTTGACCTTTCACTCCTTCGGCAACTCCAAATTGCCATCGGGGCGTGGGGTGCGGCGTTCACAATTGATAATCCTGCGGGTACTGGCTCACTTTCGGGGGTGTCCATTGATAGTTTTTCGACAAGTAACACCATGGCGAAGAATAATTCAACAGCGGACGACTTGAACAACGCGAATCAGTACGGAACACAGGCGTATCAAATTTGGTCACAGCGCACAAACACAAGAATGATGATCTAATATGAGCAAATCACAGGAAGTCATTGATTTTGGGATGGAAAACTATCTTGCAGAACTCGATAAAGACCTGTCATTTGTTGATGTTGGAATTACTGCGAAAGTCGGCGCGAAAACCGCGGGTAAAGGTGATATAACATTGGCCCATCTTGCGAGTATTCAAGAGTTTGGTGTGGTAATCCAAGTCACCGAAAAAATGCGCGGGTTTTTAGGTGCAACCGGTATGCATTTGAAAAAGGATACAACCACAATCACAATACCGTCCCGGTCGTACATGCGCGGAACGTTTGACGAACAAGAATCAGAACTAGCACAAATGTCAGACGAATTAGAATTCGAGATTGTGACAAAGGGAAAATCAATGAGATCCGCGTTGAACGAATTAGGTGTAACACATGAGATACAGATTCAACGAAATATGAAAGACAAAGGGCGGTTTGAACCTAACCACCCGTACACAATCGAGAAAAAAGGATCGTCAACACCTTTGATTGATACCGGCAGACTACGACAATCCATCTCTCACGAGGTCGGATAAATGCCCGTAGACAGAGAATTAAAACAACTTGTTCAAACCGTCGCGAAAAAGATTCCAGCGGACCAAAACAGACCGTACAAAATCAGACGACGGGTGGAAGGTGTGAAAGACAGCCGTGGACAATCTACTGCACCCCAACAATATGAGTACCGCGAAATTGAGAACATGCGAACTCAACCTTTGGGAGATAAAGAGCTTAACCGCTTACCCGAAGGAATGCGGGATAAAACATGGCGGTTTGCGGAAGTTGTACCGACGAAACCCGGTGAACTTCCCGCGTCACAAGATGAGTTTTTAGATTTTGGAGATGCATTCGAGTATAAAAACCATTGGTATGAAGTCAAGATGATTAACGATTGGGATCTAATTCAAGGGTGTAAAGCCGTATTTGTGGAATAATAAATATGACGCAAGAAATCGAACAAGTTACGGATTTTACAGCAATCGAAGACGCCATTGAATTATGGGCATTGACCGGATCAGCGTTACCACAAGTCACAGGGGAAGATCAAAAGGTTTTATGGCAAGGATTTGAGTTTGAAAGACAACGACCATATGCAACACTTTCTATTGTGTCCGATTTATCACCAGGTAGAGCGTGTACCACGCAATCGAAAATAAACGAAGCGGGAATAGATAAAATACAGACCACGTACAATTATTTATTCAAGTGGAATGTACAAGTTGCGTTCTATCAAGATTCATACGACGAAGACGGAAACGCAATCAGAGTCACAGCAAGACAATACGCAAAGAATCTTGTGGACAGATACCAACTTGCACCAATCCGCAAGATATTGACAGACGAAAGCATAGCATTCCATCCCCTGAGTCGAACAATACAGGGTAACGTTTTACCGAATTCCGATGATGATAAATACATTCATCAAGCAATAATCGAATTCAGATTCTCAGGAATAAATACAATCAATTTAAAAGATTCAGACTTTTTCACCACAATCGATGATCCGACTGTCACACTTTCAGGAGATAACGCATGACAGAATTAGACAATAGGGTACTGATAGCTGTTTCAATTTCGGATACCACAGTCACACGTCCGGGTTTTGGGGTTTTAGCAATCGTACATGAACACCAACAATCCTCCCTTGAACGTGTGCAAACCTACAACGATTTACCAAGCCTCATTGCGGATTTTCCGAGTTATACGCCGGTCGGTGCATTTGCGAGTATTGTATATTCGCAAGCCTTTGTCCCTGAATCGGTAAAAGTGATCGAACGGGAAACAGGCGAAACCATGACGCAAGCACTCGATGCCGCCTTACTTGTGGACCCTGACTTCTACGCGGTTGCAACCCCATCAAAAGTGCAAGCGGATATCGAAGCGGGCGCGGCGTGGGCACTTGCTAATCAACGGTTGTTTGGATATTCAACATCTGACCCTGATTCTGTTGGGACAGCCACCACAGACCCATTTTCCACGATCCAAGCACTTTCCAACAATAGAGCGGCGGGATGGTATACTGCTGACGCCGGGGGAGAGTTCACAATTAATTCGATCACAGTTGCGGGAACCACGGCCACGGCGGACTTAACCACATTCGCAAGCGTACCGATGGAGGTGGGCGATACAGTCGGGATTTGGTCAAGTGCGGTCCCTGCGTTAAATAATGTATGGGAAGTGGACACAATCGGCGCGTTAGAATTCACGTTCACCGTTCCAAGTGGTACAACTTCCGATGTGGCCACAAGTGACGCGTGGTTTGATTACAACTTGCTTGAAGCCGCTATTTTTGGGAAGATGCTTCCACAAGATGCGGGTGCAAAGACGTGGGATATCCAACTACTTTCCGCGGTGACTCCTGACAGCATGACTGGTACAGAACAAGTCAATCTCGGCGGGAAAAGCGGTAATTGGTTTACAACTGTGGCCGGTCTGAATGTCACAGGAGGTCTGAAATCAGGCGGGGGCGGTGGTAAAACAGCATCGGGTCGGTATATCGATATCCAACGTGGTGCGGATTGGTTGTCCACGAATATCCAACTTGATCTTTTTGCCTTGATGGTCAATGAAGGCGGGGACTTAGGGTATGATGCTGTGGGACTGCAAAAAGTAGAAACCACAATCGCAACTAGGCTCAATGATGGACTTGACAAAGGGTTCTTAACCCCGTTTGTCAGTGGTGAGTTTGCAGGTCAGAATTATAACATCTTAATGCCTACTTTGGCAGATATCCCACAAGCGGATAAAACAGCAAGACTACTTGCGGGAATTGAAGTAAACGCTCTCATCCGTGGTAAAATCCACAACATGGAAGCGTCATTAACCCTGTCAACTTAAAGAGGATAGATGCCAACAATACCGTATGACACAGCGAGTCATGTTCTATATCTGACCGCGAACGATGGAACTACTTTCGCGGGTGAAGGTGAACCGGACGGGGAGTTTTTTAATGCAACCTATGATAATAGCGCAGTCAGTGCAATAGAAGGGGCAAAGGGTACTGTTCAATTCTCACAGCGTATTGCATCTTTGGGAACGATCACATCGACGACACAGTGGGGAGCGGATTACAATAAGATTTTGACCAAGATGTTTAATGATCAGCAAAAAGGGTTACACCCTCAAGGGATCTCGTTAAAGAGAATCAATGATAATGAAAATGTAACCGTGATCAATGGTCTAAAATTCATGATTGAAAAGCTTGCAGATTACGCAATCGGAACGGAAGGAACGGACCGCGGATGGTCGCTCAAAGTCGAACAAATGAAGTTCGAAGAAGTCCAAGACCCCGCTTAGGTTACTTGATGAATGTATATACACCGGCTGATTTTAATATTGGGTTAGGGATACCCGGAACGCCTTTATATGTGGAGATCAAAGATTGGGTAAGTCTGACAGCAACTAAGCAGACCCCACGATTCACGATCACAAAAGGGGTACTCGGGGAACCATTCTTGGAAATGTCAACGGATTCATCGCGGACATTTGCACTTGCAATGTTGCAATCTTCACCGGACGTTGAGGATCTTCAAAACTTGTTCCTTGCACAATTAACCGGTTTCGTAGGTGTTCCATTCTCAATTTTGGACAATGGATTAAAAATAACCCCAACAAGTCAAAATCATCAAAAAAGTGTTTATCCTGTGGGGATTATTTTAGACGAACGACAAGAATCATTTTCAGCAATAGGCGCAACATGGACTTATCCCATCGGCGTTGTGTCAGGTGCAACCGTATTCTTTTAAGGAAATATGACAATCGGACAAATAAAAACAATTGAAATAGACGGTAAATCATTCGAACTCAGAAAAAAGGGGGTCAATGTTTCGCTGACAGTGCAATCCATATTCATGGGATTACTCTTGAAAGCGGGTGGACTCAATCCTGAATTACCCGATGACCAACTTGAATCATTAGTTATGATCGGGATGCGCGGTCCAATACTTGATGAAGTTCAAGCAATTATCATGGACTGTGTATTCTCCCCAAAAATCACAAAAGAAGTATACGAAGATTTAGGATTTGAGACAATCCCAAAGCTATTTTTTCAGATTTACCTTTTCCAAGTTGGGGACTCCGAAAAAAAAAGCGACAAGCAAGACGATTTATCAAGCACCCCGACGCAAAAATAAGGCTGACAAATCTTGCATCGTTGCTTGATATCAACAAATGGCGGGCGGTGTGGAATGGAATCTTTTCATATTCCATTGTTGAGCGGGAAAAGTATTGGACGTATGATGATGATGTTGACTTTTGGATCGCGTGTGAAATAAAAGCAATTCTAGGAAAATAAATAAATGCCCGTAGTTAGAGAACTTATTAACCGGATCAGCTTCAAAGTAAACCCGGCGGATAAAAAGAACGCGGAAACCGCGTTTAATAATCTCAAAGCACAAGGCGCGGGTGCAGTTGCCGCGTTCGGTGGAATAGGTGGAGCCGCGAAAAAGGCATTAACTGCTATCGGACTGCTGACCGCTGCCGGAACGAAAATGTTCACAGAATTCGAATCGAATAAAGCAGTCACTCGTTTTTTCTCACGGTCAATCGAAGAAGCAAATCAACTATCAGACATTGTTAATAAGTTACGTGGATCAGAGATCATATCCCAACGTGAACTTGAACAAGCGAAAGCGTCCCTTTCCACATTGACCGTTGATCTCGGTGGGATTGATAAGATTCTACCATTACTTGCAGAAGTAACCGTGGCCCGTCCTGATTTGGATTTTAATCAAGTCGTGGGCCTTGTGACGCAATTCGTTAAAACCGGGGACTTAGACGCGCTTGAACGATTAGGTGCGATCAATAAAGACGTCGCGGAACGCTTCAAACTCGCACAACTCAACGCCAACAGTGCAATAAAAGGTCAACGGAACCTATTCGAGTTCTTATCTCGAAGCCTACTCGAAAACGAAGAAAAGATAAGGTCAAATGCTGACGCGGTGAGGGATGATTTAGGCTTTGCATTCAAAGAAGTTGGGAAACAGGCAAGTGATTTTACATTAAAGTTTGGGAAAGAAACATCCGGTCAAGTCAAGGAAACGGTGCAATTAGTTCGTGATATGCTTAAAGAGCTGAACGAGTCAACTGCGTTTTGGGAAGGGCTACGAGAAACGATAACCACAATCAACACAGCGTTAAAAGGAACGATTGCACTCGCCAAATTGTTAAGCGGGGATACATCTGGCACAATTGAAAAGAATAAACAACGTGAAATTGAAGAAACAAAACGAAGAGACATCGCATTAGAAGATGCAGGATTAAGTCTTGATCTTCCCATGGGTGAGTTTTTAAGCCGTGGGTTTCAACAGTTGATCGGGGGAATTAATACATCCTCAAAATCTTTCGCAGGTGCATCATCGGAAGCCGCACAATCGTTGAATCAGACAAGCGTTAATTTGTCCGGTGAGATCAAAGTAATTGGTCAAAATCTGCAAGGACTTGACACTGCCGATATGGCCAAACAGATCACTGACCGAGTGATAAGCAAAGTTTCAGAAGGGTTTAAAAACGTGGCCGCTCAATCGGGTAGGCAAGTTTCAGCGGGAGGGTTATAAATGCCGGACTTAAGATTTCTAAACCCTATCACAGTACTTGCTGACATCGGTGGAATCAGTATCGATGTGACAAACCGAATCGGGGAAGATTACGAGCACATTATCACCGAAAACCCGATTGAAGACGGTAGCCCATCTACTGACCATATCACAAACCTTAGACCGAAAATCGCAATTGAAGGGGGATTTTCCGATCTTAAAATATCCAATCTAATCGGACCTGCTGTCACGCAAGAAGCAATCAAGGGTCGTGCAAAGTTAGAATTTGATAAGCTATTAGAACTCTTTGTGTCCCGTACCTTTTTCACAGTCATGGATGGGTTTCATCTATTCAAAGACATGCAGTTCAAAAACCTGAAACTCATTAAAGATAAAGAGGGGTTTTCAGTTCATTTTCAAGCTGAGATATGGAACGTGCGAAAAATAGTCCTTGATGAAGTGTCCGCAGGTGTCCAAACGATATCATCAATTGAAGATTCATCAAACCGTCTAAAAGTGGTCCCTCAGTTGTTGTTAGGCGTAGGCGCGATCAGTGTGAGTGAATCTCTTGAATCGTTGGGGGTGCTTGCATAATGTCAGCTTTCGAAATCGAACTAAACATTGAACAACAGGGATCAGGATATTTCACAGCAAGCCCAACATTATCCGGCCAAACATACGCCTTGAAATTCAGATGGTCGGTAAGATCAAACGCATGGTTTTTGGATATCGATGACACAATCCACGGTATTAAGATTGTAAACGGTATTGATATTTTGGGGCCGTATCATTACAACGATTTATTACCACCCGGAAAACTCGGAGCACATCGAAATCAAGGAACATCTTCTAAACCGGGATTCTTTAATTTCGGAATCGGGAAAGAAGTCACGTTCAGATATGAAGAACCGTAAATGGAATTATTCGATAGATATTGGAAATTGCAAGTCAAGGCCCGTGATAACTCGTTTGATATTATCATTTCGCCGGATAAATTCGGAAATACGTTAAGAGTGGCTTTTGAGATAAATGCAACGGATAATTTGCAGTATTACACCGGGGAAATCAAGATTTGGAACGTGCAGGAAACGAAACGAAAAGCACTTGTTTTTAATCTGTTGGGACAAGACTTTGGAAGTGGTCCGGTTGTTCAGTTAACCGCAGGATACAAACAGAAAAACGGTCTTATTTTTAATGGGGCAGTAACTCGTGGATATACTACCCGCGAACCGCAGACCGGGGATTGGATCACAACGCTTCAAGTGGGTTTACCTGTGACATTCAGTAAAAAAATCACGGTTCCCCAACAGAAGATGACAAGTAGTTCCGATGTATTACCGTTTCTGAAATTCGTGGTGGATAAAACAGTATTTCAAGATGATAAAATACCCATTGCATTTGCGCCAGGATACGCGGCTAATTTTGAAGCCGCCGTCAATGATTATTTCGCATCGGGAAACACGTTAAACGAAATGATGGGGTACAGCGGAACCGCATCGCAAATATTATCCGAAATGTCAAACCGGTTTAATCTGTCTATATTCCAAGATCACAATGGACTAAATGTAGTTGGTAAAAAGTTCAGTTCGAATTCGCGAGCGGGGCAACCTGTGACGTTACCCGATGCGACCACGGTTCCCGAATTGACAATTTCGGCTAATACCGGATTAATAGGTTCCCCGACATACACTGACACCGGTGCAAAGTTAATATCATATCTAAGACCTGAACTGAGAATGTTTCAGTATATCAAAGTGGATTCGGCAATACTTAACAAAAACGTTTCAATCTTGAGTATGATACACCGGGGGGATAGCATGACAAATGAGTGGTATACCGAAGTCGACGGATCAAACATCAATGCAACGATTAAATGAGCAGACTCGAACAAGAGATAAGAGAATCGTTTGAAGGGTTATATGATCAACGCGATCACAGCAAGTACAATATTGCTTTAGGTTTCTTCCAATCATACGCCACAGGAAACGAAGCCGATACAACCGGAAAGCGTTTCTGTGATTTGAAACTGCATGTCAAAGATGAAAACGGGGATGATGTTTCGGCGTTATCGGTCCCCATGATGTATATGGGCAGTTCACAATTTATACTAGACTTCGAGCTTGTGAAGGGGGATCAGGTATTGGTTTTATTCTCTGATCAAACCTTAGAATATTGGAAAACACCCACGGGAACCGCACCTCAAACAAACACGAACCCCGTCAAGGACTCGTTCAATCATGCGCTTGCAATTCCGATTAGCACGACGCATGAATCTAATCTTGTGTCCGCAACCCCCGTGGATTCCACGGCAGTTGGACTACGGGCCAAGGTTGGGAACAAAATTGAATTAGGAAATGGAACCGTTGAACTTTTAGACCTGATTGACCAACTTTTGACATTATTACAGGGATCAGTTGACGCCGCCGGATCGTCAAGCACAGGAACGAACAGCTTAATAAACGCACAACTCGCAATGCTTCAAACGTCACTCGGACAAATCAAGGTATAACATGGACCTAAAACTTGAACTTGTGGCGGACGCAGAGGGGAATCTCACAAAGCATGATCTTGTGATGGAAAACGGACGTTTACAAACCGTTGACGGAATAAACGAAATCGAAAATAGGATCATTTGCAATCTGTCTGTATATCTCGGGGAGAATTTCACGAATCCCTCTTTTGGGACCGATTATTACGGTTCAATCTTCGGGCGCGATGTGACTGACACTGTGGTAATCGATACTCTCAAAGCTGTGATTTTGGGGACTCGTGGTGTGACAGGACTTAAAACGTTCGATTTAGCACAGGTTGACGGTTCACGGTCCGCGGCTCTCACATCGCAAGTTACGACCACCCAAGGCGAAATTAATTTAGTAACACCTATTCCACTATAACAATGGCCGGATTAGACTCGACAGGTTTTACCGCGAAACGACTTTCTGAGATTTTCGAAGATGTAAAAGCCCGTTTACGTTCAACATTCGGAACCGGGGTAGACACAAACGAGGATTCGATCATTATGCAGGGTATGGACACCCTAGCAATTGAAGTTGAGGAGCTATGGGAAGGGCAAGAAGTAACATACACCGTTTTAAATCCCAACACAGCCGAAGGGGTCGCGCTCGATAATATCGGAGCCATTACCAACACCCCACGGATATCCGGCGCAAAGTCCACAGTAATTGTGCAAGCAACAGGAAATGAGAATGCGGTAATCCCGGTTAACTTTCAGCGGCAAGTGGAAGACACAAATGAGATATTTGAAACATTGGCATCTCACACATTACCCGCTGTGGGTTTGCAACCGTTAGAATTCAACATGACCGCGCTCAACGATGGGCCGACTGCCTGTCTTGCGGGGACGTTAACCGTGGGTTCCTTACCATCGGGCATAACGGACATTGTCAATGCGGTAGACGCGGAACTTGGATCACTTGATGAAACAGATGAAGAATACCGCGCGAATAGACCGGGGCGTCTGAGTTCACTCGCCGGTGGTACGGTAGTTTCAATTCGTAATTCACTACTTGCGATTAGTACTCCGACGGCAGTCACATCAGCAACCGTATTCGAGAACGACACAAATGAAACCGTGGGCGATTTACCGCCACACTCAATCAGGGCTCTTGTGGGTGGTGGCGATGACCAATCTATATGGGACGTTCTGGGTGAGAAAAAAGGCGCGGGAACATTTACCGTTGGGGACGAAGTTGGAACATTTACCGACCCCGTGGATAATGAAACATACACGATGCGCTTTGACCGCACAACACTTATTGAGATGTATGTTAATGTGGTTATCACAGACAAGAACACAGACCCCAACGAAGGTCCGATTTATCCGGCGTCCGGGGATACTGATATAGAAACCGCTATTCTTGCGCTGATTTGGAACGACGGACAGGATGTGACATTGCCCCGTCTACAAAGTGCAGTGACCGCAACCGACGGGATCAATGAATATACGTTATTCTTTGCAACAACTGCTGTCCCGGTGACAGATACAACGGTCGCAATTTCAGCGATTGAGCAAGCTGATTTTGATTCAACACGAACCTCGGTCACATCATGAGCGTAGAATTAGAAGAGGATTTTGGAGTCATTGACTTTCTGACCGATGAAAAGCGGGGAGCGGACTTACTGCCTGAGTTCCTGAAATACTCGGACAACATCGTCGCAATGATCAAGACGTTTATCCCTGAGATTCAAGAATTGCACGATGCACAATCTGATTTCTATTCGACACTTAACATCTTTGAAGCAGTCGGATCTCAGCTTGACGATATATTTGGTAACATATTAGACACGGACCGCGAAACGGGGCAAACGGATGACAGTTACCGGGCTGATCTTCTTGCGGCAGTCACCAAACTCGCGAAGTCCGGGGATATCCAAACGATGAAATCCATTTTCAGGAACTTATCGGGCGCAAGTAGTGTGAGTCTGTCCGAACAACAACCGGCAAGTTTTTCGATGACCGCGTTTGGGGTGTCAACACTCACAGAAACAGAACTTGAAAAGATCAGAGCCACACTTAAAACAGCCAAACAAGGCGGGAACAGTATGATATTAGCAGTTTCAGAAGTCGCGCAATCCGCTACATTTTCACTCACCGGGGAAACCGACGCCGGAAACGGTTTAGGAGACGGTGTACTTTCACAAGGATTTTAGATGCCAAAAAGAATAGTTGCAATTGACCCGAATGTTAGAGAATCGATAGCATCAAGAGAAGTCAGTGGATGGGCAGACGGTGAATCACCTAGTGATTTGTCATTCAACCAACTCGCATTTATCGCAAGCGGTCAGGATCACGTTTTGGGGTCCGCAAGTCAGTTGACCGGTAACACCTGCACGATGAAATGGAACGGCACTGATTATGTGGATAAATCGGACGTGGTGGTCCCGTTTTCCAATTACGACAGGATAGACATTGTAGGTTCTGATACGCTAACCGCGAATATGGATTTACCCACCATTGAAGGGTTGAAAATGCGATCAGTCAATGGTGCTGAATTACAATTAGGCGTCAATGCGGGTGACGGAAATGCACCGTATAAATTGATTGCGGATAATACCACATCATATCATGATATCGATATTAAGACAGATAAACCGTTTGAAGTGATTTCACTTGCTCTCACACCCGATCAAAGACGGTATTTTGCTAATCAAGGGCTGAAAAATAAAATCTCTGTGAATGGCGTTGGTATTTATGACCCAACATTGGCCGGGTCAATTGTTTCTCTTGATTCAATCCCGTTTGATAACCCGTATTTGATCCGCATGAACGGGCAACAGTTGAGCTATAAATTACATGGGACCCCGGCCACAAATAATACCCTGGCATGGTTTCGGGATCTCAATAGAAAAATAGGTGGCCTACGGGATGGTTCAGAATTCGCGAGCCGTTATACATTGACCGCTATCATCGGATCTTCACCCCATATTTTTCAGGTCAATACGGCTTATGGGGTCTTGAGAGAACTAAACGCTGATGACCCTGATTTGCATTCAAGGACAGACCGAAATAGTATTTCAATTCCGGTAACGGCTGATTTTGATGGGACTTCAACTGTGACTTTTGATACTGCGATTGGGAATATTAAAGAGGGGCAAAGGATACAGGGAGCGGGATTGCCGTCGAGCGCAGATTTTACAACAATCCTAGTCAACATCTCAGGACTCACCGCAACAATGATCGACGCTGAAACCGGGCTAGCTGTGACAGTCGGAAGCGCAACAGGTGTTGCCGTGACAGTCGACAGCTCAGGCGCGGCGGGTGGATCTGAGCAGGATGATCAAGCGCAGGGGCATATGCATAATTTAATTGTGTACGGCCCATACAATACTACCCCGAACACGGGTCCGAACACAATGGCGATTGGGTCGAATAACGGTGTTAACGGTGCGCTTTTAAATAATATGGCCACAGATTGGCGCATAAAATTACCATCAGATGATGGGGTGAACGGATCTACGCGCACCGGGACAGTGAATAGAGACAGGTCAACCGGAAAACTAACCTATCAACACGCATAAATCATGGAAACAATATATAAATCCAACGAACACCAATCAGAGACTCAAATAAGCGGACTACTCGCAGAGATGACAGAGTTTGTCTCAAATCCGAAACCCGGACAAGCACAACCACGGCTGAGTAGGAAACTCCAAAAAATATGGGACGAAAAACTAGAGTGGGAATTTATCGACAAAACAGAAGCGGAAGAAAAACAGGAAGAAGCTGACGCACTGCAAGCAATCGAAGACGCGAAACCGGAAGTGATCGCAGAAAGGCGCAAGTACGAAATCATGTCAGAATTAAATCAAATCGATATGAAATCGATTCGCGCTATCCGGGCGAATGAAACAGACAGGATGGCAGAGCTTGAAGCCAAAGCGGCAACCCTACGAGGAGAACTCGATTCAATTAAAAACGAGTTCCCTATACTGTTTGAAGTGATTTAAGGAGCCTGCACCACATTTTCACAGCCTGGCGTGATGGTCTTCGTAAAACCTGCTGTATTCGCCTCAGTGAACATGATCGTTTCCATTTCACCGGTTGCGATACTTTCACCGCAGGCAAGAACAACGTTATCATCTGAGCTTTTCAGGGCAGTTATCTTGTGCGTGTCCAAAATGATACGAGACTCCCCGGCAACATCGTTAATCCATGTGACTTTCCACCATGAAAAAGCATCGTGAGAGTTGTACAGATATAGATTGTCACCGCCCCCGCAAGCTATCGCGGTTGACCATGTTTCCATCATTATATTTTCGGCATATGGGGCAGTGTTCAAAACCTCCAAATCACTAGAAACATCCCCCAACTTATAAACTTTATCAGAAATAGAATACTTCCCAGTCACAACACCAACCCCATTAAACTCAGGCGCAAAAGGCATCGCATTATTTCCATCCAACTGAACCCCATTATCAACCCAATAATCAAAGTTGACTTGATTAGACCGCCAATATCCTTCAACTGCTGAGTGCACAGACGTCGGCTTAACCGTCAACTGATCCCCATTATCATCAATCCCAATATACCGACCATCGGCCATAATCCCATCATTAAGCCCAATCGGAACGC